CGTGAGTTCTGATATGATAGTGTCTATAGCCTGTTCCATTACAGTACCATCCAGCGCAGAGATGCCATCCCCGGGACCGAGTAGTTGACTCGTCCTGATCCTGCCTTCTCGGCATGGTCAGACCAAGCCCTGAAAAAACCAGCGACAGCGGCTTGTGACATCGTGTCGACCACCGACTGGTTCATACCCCAGAATGGACGTGGAGGCATATAGCCAGCACCGTAGCGTCCGGGACGGGAGAGTCCGATATCAACACCAGACGTATCGCCGGTCATGTGAGATGCCTTTGGTCCAGACATGTGCAATGTTGCTCGTCTAGGGTCGACGCTGACTGTCATGGTCGTCCTGCCGTCACTGTCTGGATCTACTGGTGCGTCAGTGAACGTGGCAGATGACCTACCCGGGTTCCATCTGGACAACTCGTATCCAGTGACCCTCTTCAGCCAACCAGAACCTTGGAGAGGGGGCATCAGCGGGTTCTGGCCACGCTGCTCACGTACCTTGCGCGTGTAGTTGGAGATCGGCTGCCACTTGTGCCCGAACGCCGTTCCCCTTGACAGGAAGTTCTTGTCGGTGTACAATCCGTATACCTTGATCATCCCGCTGATAGCGTCTCTGTCATTCGTAGCAGCGCGAGCGCCATCCACGAACGCATTGAACTTCGCTAGGTCGGTCTTGTCTACGGTGATCTTGAACACTAACCGATCCTCTTGCGCTTGTAGCGCTCCAGCATGTCCACTATGGCCTCATCCAGTTCGGTGATCAGTTCCACCTCTTGGAAGTCGATTCCACCCCTGAACAGAGGTTGCAGCATCTCTACCGCCTGAAGAGCCGTTGCATGCTTGATAGGACCCGGAACCGTTGTGTAGCCAGCGACGTACGTGACGGTCCAGATGAGGTTCTTGTAGAATGAATTCTGCGTCTGGTCGATCCATTCGATGATGCCAGCGCCAGCGTTGATGAGGATGTCAGACGTTGACTTGGATGCAACGTATCCGGAAAGATCCGTGGATGTCAGTGACACGATCGACGTGACTGGGTACTGCTCTAGGACGAGCCTCCCACGGTTGTTGCCACGTATCCGCTGCGTGTACTGCTGCGTGAAGATGTTCCTGTCGAGATAGTCCTCGATGTACTGAGTGGCGTATGCCGTGACCGACTCAAGGTGCTCAGGGGTTATCTTGGCCCACTGCTTATCCGTGACCGGAAGGGGATACCGCTTCAGTTCTTCAGGTGTTATGAATGGTGTTGGCATCCTGTCCCTCTAATCATGGTAGCATCTTGCTTAGTAGCGAGTGCGCCACAATGGCTTCTTCTTGCCCTTCTGCTTGCGCTTCCACAGGCCCGTCCTGCGAGACTTCATCGACAGGATCTTTGCCCGTCCCTGAAGACCCACTATCACCTTTCGGTACCTCGTTCGCGCCTTCGCTCCGCGTATCAGTCCCTTGGCGGATGTCGTCTTCCGATCCCGTATCTTCCGTTTTCTTGACGAGATAGCGCTTTTCAGTGCCATAGTCAGCAACCGCCTGCTCGATACCGGGGATCAGTTTCGATTCGAAGTCGTCCCACGTGAAGTCCTTGGCTCGTTCAAGTGACGCCGACGCCATCAGGGCCAAGTCCCGTGGCTTGCGCATAAGTGAGCGGATCTCATCAGCGACTCGTTGAGGCTGTACGTTCGCGTACAATGTTCCAGACTTGTGGACGGCCCAGTCGTTAACGTGTATCCCACGCCCAACACCCTCGACCATCTCCCAGCCAGCAGCGTACTTCGTTGTCAGAATGGGAAGCCCGCACGCCATCGCCTCGATGTTGGTCAGGGACGCTCCCTCTACCTGAGACACGTTGACGCTGAGGTCGGCAGCGTTCATGATCTCAACGAGTCCGGGAGCATTCGGATCGCCAGTGTGTTCTGGTACGAATGAGTTGAGTTGCGCCATGTCAGGGTGGAACTGGACCATATCCCGGATGTCGAACATGTCTACGATGTCGAACAGGTTCCACCCTTCAAGGTGGTGACCCTGCCACGGCACGGTGTGCATGTATAGGACAAGTCTGTCTGGTCCGATGTTGTACTGGTGCTTCAGCATCGAAACCGCCTCTATGAGCCTCGGTAGTTGTTTCCGTTGGACATTGGTCGCCACCGATATGATGACGAACTTGTCCGTCCAGCCAAACATCTCACGAGTCTTCTCGCGGTTTCCTGTGACGTAGAACGTATCGTGATCGACACCGTGCCAAGCATAGTCGATACGCTTACCGAGTTGCTTGTACACTAGGTCAGATCCGTACTTGCTGACACTGAGCCAGTGCGCATTCTGCGCTACAGCCTTCCAGTATTTGTTGGTGATCGGTTCACCCTCGATAGGGATGTACGAGAATGCTGGCATGTCAGGAGTGCCCATGCTCATGTGCACGACAGAACCGATGTCGGCAGTCATGTACACGCAGTCTGGCTGTACTTCCTTGACGGTATCATCTATGAACTTCACGCCAAGTAGGTCGACTGGATCGTCGACAGGGAATGTGGTTATCCCCTGATCATCACCCGGGCCGGGAGCGGTCCTAGACAGACCTCCCAGTGAGAATACCTCCCAGCCCTGACGCTGCATCGCCTTGGCGGCTATCATGTTGACTCGGCCAAAGCCTGTCTTCAGATGGGGGCTGTCCCCAATGAGCAAAACCTTCACGCTGTATTCGATCCTCTCGGGATTCTGATGCGGTTATTCTCCGCTGTTTTGGATGTACTGGTCGAGTTCTACGGTAGTCCACAGACGCTCGCCGTTAACACCGCAGTTGTATCCCCTGAAGTGGAGAGCCCCTAGGTGGTCACGGCGAGCCGCTGGGACCGTAACACGACCTTCTTTGATGATGTATAGATCATCGTAGAGGTACTCGACACGGTTAGCCTTATGGGTCCCGTGAACGAGCGTTACGGCGTTCATCTTAGAACATGTTCTCCCCGGTCAACTTCTGTGCCTCGATGAGGAACAGAGGGTCTAGGTACGGAGATAGTGGAACGTAGTTGGATGTGTAAGGTCCGCCCTTTGCGAACAACTCATCGTTGTCCAAGGCGGCACGAACCTGTGCCTCCATCCACGTGGCACTTACTGGCGTGACAACATTGCCTCCGGTGTACGTCTTTGCTGAGACTCCTGCGAACTCTACATCCTCAGAATTGAGTTCGTCAAAGTCTGCATTCGCCTTAGCCGTGTGCGTAGCGTTGGCTGTAGCCACCCTTGCGTCCTGATCGTCTTGAACTGGCGTACCAGTCGCACCAGTAAGATACTGGTCGTGCTGCTCCTTCAGTTGGACTAGGACTTCTGCTTCGGTTAGTGTTCCTGCCATCGGTTACTCCAATGCTTGTTGTGGTGTACAGATCAGATCGCTAAGACCCGATCCGTACACCATAACTTGCATCTTAGATGTTCGGCGTGAGCGCGAAGTTCCTCAGCAAGGATGCGCTTCCTTCGAGTTTGAATCCGAAGTAGCCCTTGATGAAGAAGTCCACCGAGTCACGAGTCTTCGCAAGTTCCTCGTACGTGAAGTCCTTGTGGACCAGCAACGTAGCACGGTTCCTGTCGAAGAAGAGGATCTTGGCGTTGTCCTGCCAATGGTTATCGACAACGAACGGGATACCGTCGTAGGTCGCAACGCGGAAGCCAGCACTGATCTCTGTCTCGTTCATGAACCTCTGCTGCTGCTGTAGCAGTGAGTTGATCATTCGGAGGACAGGTCGTGTCGTGACTGCCATTGTCGCACCCGGGCCAGAGACACCCATGCCGTTTGTCAGCGTGGAAGCGTCGATAGCCTTGTCGATCCAGTTCAGGGATAGGTATGCTCCACCAGCGTCAACGATCTGACCAGCACCACCAGCGGCAGTGTAGAGTGAGGAGTCGTCTGTGATCTGGTACAGGATACCCTTGATGTCGTTAGCACCACCGTTGGCTGTCACGAGGTCTGTAGACAGACGCTCGACCATTGCCTGCTGGTGTGCTTCGATCTCTGATCCCAATGCGTCGAATGCTGCACCGGCAGCCTCGATCATAGGGTTGGTCACCTCACCACGGGTGTACAGGTATCGGATAGATGCCTGCGTCCTGCCGTAGGTGGAGTGTGTTGCCGCTGGGAGTGGACCACCATCGATGGACCACGTAGCGGTTGGGATGCTCAGGCGCTTCCTGATGAAGTACGTCTGAGAACCCCATGGCTGCTTCTGCACCGCGTTGTACATCGTCGGTACCTTCGAAGCGAAGTCACGAATGGCTCCGTCGATGGTCTCCGGGATGAGATACGCAGCAGCAGAAGACGAAAGGTCAAGAGCCTTGCGAATATCCAATGTTGATTACCTTGTCGCTGCTCGCGGGGTTGCCGCGAGTGCGAGCCGTAGGGCTTCCTTAGGATTGTCTCGGCGCAGAGTGTTCCACGTCTCGATAGCCTCTTCAGCCTCGCTCTTACGGATCGCAACACCCGGGACCTGAGTCTCTGGGATGCGTTCCTTCAATGATTCGAGTTCTGCCTTCATTCCAGCATTAGCCTCGACCAGTGACTTCACGAGCGTTAGAAGTTCTGACGATGCCTCGTCAACTGACTTCTCGACTACGGTGGTGTCGGTGGAGGGTGCCTCTTCGGCAGTTGCGGGCTCGTTCACGTCGATACCGAGATCAACGAGTAGCGTGCCCATCTCGTGATACTGCTTGACCAACTTGGCCAAACCCTTTGCATCACGGGCGGTCTCTGTGCTGACGGCCTTCTCGACAGTCGTGACAGTCTGCTCCTGCGCTTCGGCTGGTGCAGCCGCAACTTCAGCAGGCGTCTCTGTCGTCTGTTCGTCAGTCGTTACCGGAGTTACATCCATAGATGTACTGTCTCCTGTGGAGACTGACTTGGCCTCAGCCTCGTCAATCGCCTTTCGTAGTACGGTACCGAACGAAGGTGTGTATATCGGTTTGGTCGTGAAGGAAACTTCTTCCCACTCAACGTCATCGATGACGACGACCCTTTCACCGTTACTCTTCTCGATACTATACCCAGTGTCTGGAACATCACCCATAACGGACATTCCAAATTGCTTGCCCTTCCCTAGTTGCTTCCACAACCATTGGGACTTAGGGTGATCTTGGTCGAGTTCTACCTCGACTCCCAATTCGAACGATGGAGTGACCCAAGCCTTTTGCACTGTACCCATGTCCGACATGATAGAGTTATTCTCATGCCAGTCGCGAGCATAGACGCTTCCGCCTTGTGCCTGATCGACCATTCGCCCGATGCATCTCTCGGTCAGTCGCCATCCCTCGGAGTCAACCTCGGTTCCAGCGGCAACGCCCGTGACGTACCATCCACCATCGCGATCGCTCTTGCGGATGGGCATCGTGATCTTGAAATCTGTCTTCATATCCACTCGTTACTCACGCTGTGTCGCCGCTTCGGCTTCCCGGGCGGTCGCTTGTGTCTTCGGTGTTGATTCCGAAGGTGTCTTCTGCTGACCTGAAGATCCCAAACCTCCTGCTGATTGCAGTGGTCGTGAATCCGCCAGTTGTTGATCTGCCATCTCATCAAGATTCTGAACGATGATGATGCCCGTTGGGGACATGATGAACAGTACGTCTCCACCAGTGACTGGTGGCAGTCCAAGAGCAGCACGCTGCTCGTTGATGGACTGTCGACCGGCCTTCAGGTGCTTGTCCATCGTGTCCGCCTGATCCTGCGTCATGCGCGGGTCGCGGTCGCTGAACTTGAACACGATGTCGGCCCATCCGAAGATGCCGTCGATGATGAAGTTGTTGATCTCTTCCTCGATGACGCTCTGTCGTGGCCAGACGGATTCAGCGCGGAACGCCTCATCTACCTGCTTCGATACCGAACGGTTCGAGTCCTCGTGTACACCAAGTTTGTCAAGGTCGACCTCTAGGACCATCGAGATCTCTTGGCGGAGGAACTTTCGTCCTTCGAGGAACTCCATCTCACGCGAGGAAGAAACGGAGTGCTTAACGTCTACGTCACCTTCGAGAAGCAATGGACGGTGGGCGTTCTCTGGACCTACGTAGTTAGCCTCTAGCCACTCGCGGTTCCTATCTGCCTCGTCCTGCGAAGATGTCTTGACGATGAATATGGTGCCAGTCTGGGCGCTGTTCGCGAAGAAGGATTCATTGTACTCCATCGCGTAGATGTCCTGAGCGACAGCCCTCTGTAGAGAGTGCAGCGGCGACAGACCCTGAACGTCATTCTCCGGGTCATCCAGACGGAAGTGAGCGATGACATCAACCGGGTAGTTGATGGCGTTCTCGTTGCCTGTGACTGGTCCGTAGCGCCAGCCTGTGACGACGCCATCCCTGACTAGTGGGAGCATGTACCTAGGGTTCAGGCGTACAGCCTTGATAGGCGTGCGAGCCTCAGCGATGCTCCGGATGATGAGCCAGAATGCCTCACCGTATATGTCCAGATCCTTGAACGTCAACCTGAGAAGTTGCTGAGCAGATGACCTACGGAAGAACCTTTGGAGAGACTGCTGCTTGGCCTCGTTGACTTGCTTTTTCAGATCAGATGCTGTAAAATGGAACCCAGACGCTACAGAGAACTGGGACTTCTTGTCGATGGCAGCGCGAATGACTGGATGCTGACGGTACATCTCATAGTAGATGCTGTACTGCTGTCGCTTCTGGTATGTGACGATATCACCGATCTGTGCCGTGCCGCCTAGGACCGTCCATCTGGTAAGACCACCCGGGGGTGGCTGACCTACCTGAGCCTTGATGAGTCGCTTAGGCTTGCCTACCGCTTCGCGTATCGTTGACCTGTCTTCGCTTACTGCTTCTTCGATCCGTGTCATTCTGTACCTTGTCGCCTATACGCGAATCTCATGGTGACAGGGTGACCCTTCTCACCTGATATGCTGACGCTCCACTCAGAGCGCAAGATACGAGCCTCGCCGGACTCGCCACGCGTGATAGCCTTCCTGACATGTCTCAGGGCGACCTTTGACAGGGGCGTCAGGTCTGTCTTCGACATGAGTCTGTCCAACTCGCTTACCGTCACTACTTTACCCTCCGAGAAGATTCCCAGCGAACGATCTCACCGCATCCCCTGCACGGACCAAATACCGTCCCACGGATGAATGATCGAAACAGGTCACGGTACTTGATAGTCAGCGTAGACCATTCGTCTCCCTGAACTTCCTTGCCGAACAGGGTTCCGCATCTCTGGCATTTGATGTCTTGGTTCATATCGCAAGTAGAGACTTTTGCTCGTCACCAGTATCACACCATGTCTCACAGAATCGATCCCACAGCGGCATCGCCATCGAGTAGCGTAGTTGGAACGGGTACTTGCGTGTTATGGCCGCGATGTAGTTGATAGCCTGTTGCCCAGACGCGAGTGGCAGTGGCCTGCCGTGGTCGTAGGGGAAAGCCTTGTTTGACAGGTCTGTCCATCCCATATGCTTGCCGACACTATCCTTCAGGGTGTCCTTGTCGTCAGCCCAGTTCCTGCGGACACTATCCCTATAGTCTATGGAAGCGGACTGGCGATGTACCTTCGCCGTAGAGCCCAAGGCACGCACTCCAGAAGTAGTCATCTTTGACCCCTGCGAACTTGAAGAAGTTGTTCTCGGTCCTCGTCCTCTTGACTCCATGTATCTGTGTTATCAGGCTGGGATGGTCTGGGAACGAGATCGAGTTTGTCTGTAGGTCACCCTTGAACGTGGTAGCCCACTTCTCTTTCTTTGCGTTGGTGAATGATATGGCCTCGATGTGAACCCTGTCACCAAGGCCCTCTGCCTTGGCTTTCTCAGCGAACATCTGCCCGGGGCCTGTAGCGTCCAGAGACACCCTACGAGCGCCTGTAAGGGCCACTAGGCGCTTCAGGCGCTTGAACTGCTCTGCATACTCGTCCTGTGTCGCCTCGACATAATGGATGCGACGTTTCTGGTTACCATCGTTATCTTCATAAGTCTCTACGACTGTGAAGACCGTGGAGTCGATAGCCTTGGCCAAGTCAACTCCGATAGAGACATCTCCCTTGAGTTCCTTGCCTTCTGGCCATCTCTTGAGAACCTTGATGTTCGGATCGATGTTCTCACGTATGAGATTGAGAGGGAAGTATGCGTCAGCCTCGTCCACGAACATACATTCGTATTCCGTCTGGAAGATGATGATGTCATCGCGTAGGCCGACGTGTAGTATCTGCTGGATCTTCTCAGAGCCGAACCGGTCGACCCTTTCCTCTGTTGTCATGTCTGGCGCGAGAGCACAAGCCTCTGCCACGACCGCATACGGCTCTGCTGCATCAAGAGCACCGCGCACCATGAACCTCGACTCCCACCAAGGGATGTCGTGGTGCGAGAACATCGGCTCATTCCACAGGTCGTAGTACAGCCCAGACTGGCCCATCGGTGTAGAGATGACTGTCACGCGACCCTCACCTCTCGTGATCGCTGGCAACCCGGCTTGCCACAACTTCGGAAACTCTCGTATGAAAGCAGCCTCGTCGTAGTACATGTCCTTGCGCCCGCCTCGTATGGCAGACGTTCCGGGCTTGCTGATGATCGTACTCGTATGTGGAGGAGCATGGAATGCCAGAGCGTCGGTAGAGTTGCGCCACTTCACAGGCTTCAATCCTATCGCAACATATTCCTCAGGGATGGATGCCCACAGTAGGTCGGCTATCCGTATCTTATCCTCAGCCTCATCCTGCGTAGTCGAGACGATGTTGGCGTTATACCCCGGTCTGGTTGTCGCTGCCCACGCTGTCTCTATCGCCAGCGCTGTACTCAGCCCAGTCTGTCGTGACTTCTTCAGTATCCGGAACGCTGCCCTGTCGTTCAGGAAGCGTATCTGGAATGGCTCTAGTGTCAGGGGCTTGTCCTCCAGCCGAGTCAGGGTTTCCGCCCAGACTGCCGGATTCGACACCAACAAGGATTCTAAGTCTTTCGCTGTCAATCCCTCGCCGCGCAAAGACTTCAAGGATCGGTTTCTGTCGAGGATCTGCTGCTTCGTCATCGCGTCTCTCAGACTTGTCTATGAAGTCAATGAGGCTGAGGTATATCTTCATGCGCTCATTGAGATCGCGTGAGAATGACAACCTTGGCTCTGGCGCACCGCCGATCTCTGCTAGAGCATCTGGATCGATGTCGCTTGACTTTTCCTTGGGACGGGACTCTTCCAGCAAACGCTGCCAGATCGGTGGTCCCATCAGTTTCAATGTGATGCGCGCCTCAGCAAGTGTGCTGATGCTCTTGCCTTCTTGTATGGCAGCACGCATCTCTTCGTAATGTTCAGGCGGGAGTATCTGCCGTATGACTCCTAGGAACTCAGTGGCGAACTCCTTCGGGATAAGTCCCTTGGGCTTGTTCCTAGAGCCAACAGGACGCCCCCTGACCCTCCGTACCTCATTGCTATGATCGGCCCTAACGGCACCGTAATCAGACGATGCGGCTCCTCGGCCATCGTATTTCGCTGCTCCCGGATGCCTTGTATCCACTATGTCATCCTCTTTGTTATCGCCGTGGGTGACACTGACAACAACTCTATGAAGTTGTCTATGTCATCGTTTGGTTGAAGGCTGTAGAATGCCATTCGCTCCACTTGCCTGAACCCTGTG